CTACCTCGATCTTCCTCATGCCGCACCCCCTTTGGCTTCTGCGTGACGGGCTTTGGCCTTGGCGATGTAGTGGGCGTCTGCCTCGGTGCTGTAGGACTGGCCGACAAAACAGCCGCCGTGACTCTTGGCGCGATAGACTGACCAGCCCAGGGAGTTGGCTATCTCTTTGGCGGTGGCGTAATCGTTGTGAAACGCCAGGAAGTGAAGGACGTAGCGGGGGTTTCCGTTGACGTCATTATCGATTCGCTGCATCTGATCTTGGATCGCTTTGGCAGCGGTGCCGATTGGATCGATGTCAGCGTCCGGGTGGATCTTGATCTCTGGCAGTGTGAGTATTTCCAGGATCGCCTGGATCTCTCCGATGACTTCTTCGAGCTGGTCGTTTGTTGAACGCTTGCCGATGATTGGATTGGTTTGGCTGCTCATGTGAATCTCTCCGTATAATTGTTAGAAACATAGTCCAAAATAGATGGACTGTCCGAATCTACTACGGAAGAAATAGCGGTGTCAACATATGGGAATTAAATTATTTATCCCGAGCTTATTATGGTTGACAATCAACAGCGGGCAAAGCTCCGTCTATTTTTTGTGGATGGAAACCTAGTCCGTTGTGAACCTCCTAAATGAGTTATTCGCCCCGCCTTGTGCGGGGCTTTTTTTTGCTTTCAGAAAGGGATCGATGATGCTCAGATTGATACTTGCTGCGCTGGCGCTCAGCACTGCCCAGGCTTCCGCGGAGACGGTTATTAACTTTGATGACGGGTCCACCTACACGCTCGAGGAAGGTCAGGAAATCTATATCAGCACCTCGAACGGCACGTTTTTTAAGCGCAAGGTGTTCAAGAACAAAAACACCTATTTTATCGCCCAGGAGCCTTGGTCGAAGCGTGACTATGTTCCGCAGCCGACCGACGGGCTCAGCCCGGGATCGCATGAGTGGTGTCAGGCTTATGTGCCATGGTCTGAGGGCTTCACGTTCAATATGCAGACCTGGCAACGCCACTGCGACAGTAACGGTGATGGCGTTTACGATGAAAACGACGATCGCTGGCCCGGCTAATGACTGATGCCCGGGTTCAAGGTCTGCTCAAAAAGCATAACCTCGAGGGCGTCAACAAACCCAAGCGCACCCCCGGCCATGCCACAAAAAGCCATATGGTGCTGGCCAAGCAAGGCGACCAGACAAAGCTGATCCGGTTCGGCCAGCAGGGGGTTAGCGGCGCCGGGAAGAACCCGACAAGCGCCAAAGACAAGGCTAGGAAGAAGTCTTATTACGCCCGGCACAATGCACAGGATTCCAACCCGTCGAAGCTGAGCGCTCGCTACTGGTCACATAAGGTGAAGTGGTAATGGGATCGTCTCGGATCGAGGGGATCCTTATCAGCGTCTCGGCTGCGATGGTGTTCACATTGTGGCTGATGACCGTCACGGTTCTGGGCTGTTTCCTATTGATTTCTAAGGTGTTTTTGTAATGAAGGGATTGCTGAAGCGCCCTGGGCTATACGCCAATATCCACGCCAAGCGGGAGCGGATCGAGCGCCAAAAGGCGGCAGGAAAAACCCCGGAGCGGATGCGTAAGCCAGGGAGCAAGGGAGCGCCAACAGATGAGGCGTTCGAGAAGTCAAAGAAAACCGCGAAGCGATAGGTAAATCATGGCTGGTATGGGGGCAAGTCAGGATCCCGAGCTATTGGCGCGGGTTAAGGAATTCGAGGGTTATCGGCGGCACGCTTATCGGTGCAGTCTGGGACATCTCACGATCGGGTACGGCACCATGATCGAAGAGGGCGGGCATGGTGTCCCGTCCTACATTGCCGAGCTTTTGCTGCGGGACTATCTGCAAACCATCGAGACGCGCCTTAAAGCGCATGAGTGGTACGGCGAGCTCAATACCCCACGCCAGCACTGCATCCTTGAGATGGCCTACCAAATGGGCGTTGAGGGCGTCCTGGGCTTCGAGAACATGATCGAGGCACTGAAGCGCGGCGACTGGCCCGCGGCCGAGGCTGAGGCGCTGGATAGCTTGTGGGCTAAGCAGACCCCTGCCAGGGCCCGGGATGTGGCTGAGCGTCTAAAGCTGGGCTGATGGACAAATACGAATACCTCCGGCCGTTTGTGGAGACTCAGGCCCAAACGAAAATGCTGGATGCGATGATTCAGTGCGGCTCAGTGTCGGAAGCCGCCAATATGCTCGACATATCCGAGCGCAATACATACCAAATGCTGAAGCGGCTGAAGAAGAACGCTGCCGTCAGGGGCGTATCCCCCGAGCATGACATGACGCACCAGACCGCTGAGGGCTTTGTGGTCAAGGGCACCTCGACGCTATACGGCGAAGAAGGTGACGTCCGGGCCCAGTGGGTCAAGACTCAGCAGGCCCCGGCCCAAGCGCTGAGCCAGATCCGCGAGGCCATTGTCGAGGCGATGGAGGATTACCGGGGCGTATACCGGCCCAGGAAAGCGCCGACGTCGGATACCGGCGATCTGCTGGCCTGTTATGTGATGGGTGATCCCCACATCGGGGCATATGCTCACGCCGAGGAAGCTGGCGAAAACTTTGACGTCAAGATAGCCCGCGAGGATCTGCTGAACGCGACCTCCCGGCTAGTGTCAGTTGCGCCCAAGACTGACCATGCCTTGATTGCGAACCTGGGTGATTTTTTCCACGCTGACAACAGGGGTAACACCACGACCCGGGGCACCCCGGTGGATGTTGATACTCGATGGCCCCAGGTATTGCAGGCCGGCTGTATGCTCATGGTGGATCTAATCACCCTGGCCTTATCTAAGCACCCGCGTGTGTCGGTAGTGAATTGCATAGGCAATCACGACGATCACACCAGTGTGATGCTAAGCGCCTTCCTGGCTGCTTACTTTCACGCTGAGCCCCGGGTCGAGGTACTGCCGACAACCAATAAGTTTCACTATTTCGAGCACGGTAAAACGCTGATTGCCTGCACCCACGGCGACACGATCAGGCTACAGGCGCTGTCCGAGATTATGGCGACAGATCAGCCTGAGATGTGGGCGAGGAGCCAGCACCGTTACTGGTATACGGGGCACATACACCATTCGACCCGGCAAGAGCTGCGGGGCAGTGTGGTGGAGTCATTCCGAACCCTGGCGGCTAAGGATGCCTGGCACATGAATTCGGGCTACCGATCGGGCAGGGATATGTACTGCATCGTCCATGACAAGGAATTTGGCGAGGTAGAGCGCCACCGCTGCGACATCAGGCGAGCTAGGGCAAATGGGTGACCTGGTTGGCATTGACGGCGGCAAGAAGGGCGACAAGGTTGTAAAGATCGAGCTCGAAGTGGTCGAGTGCGGTAACTGCGAATCGGCCATGTTTGCTTGGAAGGTAGACGCCAGTAACCCCAAACAGCACATCCTTTCCTGCTGTGTGTGTGGGTATTTGTTCCCGCTACTTGAGGATGAGCGGTCTGACGTATTCGCTGAGTTCGAGAGCGACGATTAGAGGAATTTAACCGATGGCGATAGGTGCGCTAGTAGGCAAAATTTTCGGCTCTGAGAAGGCCATAGGCGCGGCCGTAGAGGGCATATCAAATAGCCTGGATGCGCTGGTTTATACCGATGAGGAGCGGGCAAACGATGCCGCTGCGGAGCGACAAAAGGCCCGGGCGATGGTTATCGACTGGATGCAGGCCACAAGTGGGCAGGCACTGGCCCGCCGGCTGATCGCCTGCTCGATTACGTTCATCTGGCTCCTGCAGTATGTATTTGGCTGGGCGATGGTCACTGGCGCGGTGTTTAGTGACGCTGAGATTGCTGCCCGGATGCAGGAAGCCAGCGAGATCACTAGGGCACACGCTGACAGTATGACCGGGGCGGTGATGCTGATACTGAGTTTTTACTTTGCGGCTCCACACTTAGACAAAGTGGTGGGGCCTGCTATGGAGCGATTTGCTAACCGGGGAGAGAAGAAATCGTGAAACTGCAGATAGATCCATCGATAAGCTGGGGCGATATTGTGCTCGGCACCGGCTTGGTCGTGAGCGGGATCCTGGCGTTTACCGATGTCTCGGCAAAAACCACACTGAACAGCGTATCGATTGACCATTTGGAATCTAACGTCAACCAGTTGGAATCTAGCCACCGTGAGCACTTGGCCCAGGAGCGGCTTGAGCGCCAGCTAATGCGCGAAGAAGTACGCGAGGATCTGCAGGCCATATCAGCCAAGCTAGACCGGATGCTAGAGCGGGGCGCTGGCTGATGAGCCTTTTAAACCCGGTCGGGCTTGCCGCCAATTTGATCTCGTATGGCGTGACGGGTAACAGCCTGCTGGAAAATGTGGCCAATGGGATTCTGAAGAATACCGCAGGAATCAGTTACGACGAGGCGGTGTCCCGGGCTACTCAGGCGATCAAGCAGGCAGGATCGGGGTCAATACCCCAGCCAGCCCCCCAAATGGGCGGCACGGTGGTTCCTGCTGGCGTTGGATCTGGCCAGAGCCCAATAAATTCTGGTGATTTTGATAGGGGCAGTTTCGCTACTGGCCCGTCACCCACTATGCGATATGACGATCAAACAGTTGGCGCAATGGAAATGCGTAATCCTGCGAGGCGTTGAGGAGAAGCTATGGCCATGCAACCAATACAGCCAATGACGGGATCACCTTACGGCGGCGTTCGCTCACTGCGTATGACCGCACCCCAGGCACCTAGCGGCACGGTGCAAGGGCAGGCGCTGTCAGGACAAAACAGGGTAGTTGATGGCTTGACCATGCAAGCCCAGCAGACCATGGGCGTACCAGCGACCCCGGTTAAAGGATTGCTAAAGCGAATGAATCCAATGGCCCAGGGCGTTGCAGGGATGAACCCGGCCCAGGGGAGGGCTAATTATGTCCGACCAATGGGATGATGATTACGACTCTTTCGAGGAAGAGCCCAAGAAAAAGCGTGGGCGTCCAAAGGGGAGTTTTAACAAGGCTTCACAAGCTCAGATCGACCGGGTGTGTGCTGATGGCGGGCTATCCCCCCTTGAGTATCTTGCGTCGATCTACCAAAACGATGCAGAGGACATCCGCTACCGGATAGACGCTGCCAAAGCCGCCGCACCTTACGTCCATGCCAGGTTGTCATCGACGGAGATCAAGGCCGCATTGACTGAGGTAACCCAAGAGGAATGGCTAGAGAGCTTGAGCTAACCCGGCTCAAACTAAAGGATGATTTCGAGTTTTATGCTCGGAACTGCCTAGCGGTCAGGTCAAAGTCTGGTGAAGTTAAATCACTGGTACTGAACAAAGCCCAGAGATATATCCATAGCTGTATCGAGCAGCAAAAGCGTGAAACCGGCCAGGTGAGGGCGATCATCCTCAAGGGTCGGCAGCAGGGTGTGTCTACCTACGTTGAAGGCCGGTATTACTGGAAAACGACGCACAGGAATGGTGTCAGGGCGTTCATATTGACGCATGAGGCCGATTCGACTGCGGCCCTGTTCGAGATGGTAGAGCGGTATCACCAGTCGGCACCGAACTTTGTGAAGCCGTCAACCGGGGCCAGCAACCAGAAAGAGCTCAGTTTTGACAAGCTGGACTCGGGTTACAAGGTCGGGACGGCAGGAAACAAGAGTGTTGGTCGTGGAACAACGATCCAGTATTTCCATGGGTCGGAGGTGGCTTACTGGCCTAATGCCTCAGAGCACGCCAAGGGCATCCTGCAGGCGGTGCCAGATGAGGCGGATACGGAGATCATTCTGGAGTCTACTGCCAACGGCGTAGGAAACTTTTTCTACCAGCAGTGGCAGCAGGCAGAGACGGGGGCCAGCCCGTTCCAGGCGATCTTTGTGCCCTGGTTCTGGCAGGACGAGTACCGCAAGGATCCGAAGGGGCTCAAGCGCTCTGACGAGGAGCAAGAGCTCGCAGAGATATACGGGCTCGACGATCACCAGATAGCTTTTCGGCGCTCGAAGATTGCTGAGTTATCTGCTGACGGCATCGACGGAATCTTTGCCTTCCGGCAGGAATATCCGATGACTGCCCAGGAAGCCTTCCAGGTATCCGGGGGAGACAGCCTGATACGCCCTGAATTGGTCGTACAGGCAAGAAAGAACAAAGTCCTAGCTGTAGGCCCTCTGATTATTGGCGTCGATCCTGCGCGTTTTGGAGACGATAGGACGGCGATTGTCAGGCGCAAGGGTAGATCGGCTTACTTCCTCGAAGTGTTTGAGAATCTTTCGACAATGGAAGTGGCGGGCATTGTGCATACGCTGATTAAGAATGAGAGCCCGGATCAGGTTGCGATCGATGTCGGTGGCCTGGGTGCCGGGGTTGTGGATCGGCTGTTGGAGCTGGGTCACGACGATGTGGTGGTGCCGATTAACTTCGGTAGCGCTGCTCTGGATCCCCAGCGGTTTATCAATCGTCGAGCTGAGATGTGGTGGAACATGAAGGATTGGCTGGCGTCTGATATGCCGGTAATGATCCCGGATCGCGACGATCTGCATACCA